CAGGGGAATACTCACACAGCTCCTGTCCAACGTCGCACCACGTAAGCGAGGCGAGGAGCCTCCAGCTGAAGGAGCAGAGGAAGAGCTCAAGAAGATGAAGGACTGGATGAAAGGAAAGATACAGTGACGAGGAAGCAGCTCTCATCGCAGCTGAGAGACATCATTGAAGATCCAATCTTGTTCATATCCAGGCTATCGATAGTTGACAAGCGTGGTAAGACTGGTGTGCTCAAGTTGAATGACGAGCAGATGCACATCATCAAGGCACTCCATGAGGGAGACGACATCCTCATCCTGAAGCCCCGCCAGATTGGTGCCACCACCGCAGTTGCTGCTTACTTCTTCTGGAAGTGGTACGTCTCAGTTGAACCAACGACTCATGTCATCCTATCACACAAGATGGCATCATCAAAGCACATCTTCAGCATCTTCAAGAGGTTCTGGACTGCCCTACCTCCAGCACTACAGAAGGACTGCAAGGTTACAGCATCTTGCATGACGATGAAGGACACCGGTGCACAGATAACGGCAATGTCTTCTGGCGGTGACGGCGGACTCCGTTCATTCTCAGCATCCTCAATACACATCTCAGAGTTCGCATTCACAGAGGGGGCAGATGAGTTGAAGGCCACTGCCATAGCCGCACTCAATGGTGGCCAGCTCTGCATCGAGTCGACAGCAAACTACTGGGGCGATCCACTCCACAATGAGATACAGCTTTGGGATGCTGAGATGGTGGAGTGGAACTTCCTCTTCTTCCCATGGCCAATGCACAGGGAGTATACTGCTGAGCCACCACCAGGATGGGAGGTAGATCCAGAATCAAGCCTATCCCCAGGACAGCAGTTCTGGCAGGCCCGCATGGCTGGAAAGCTGGGAGAGTCGAAGTTCAGGAGAGAATATCCACTCACTGTTGAAGACGCATACAGCCAGACAGACGGTGCATGGATAGCCAATGAGATGCTGACAGACATACAAATCGTGAAGCTTGATCCTGAGGGCGGCATGCTGGCTCCAAAGGAGAAGCAGGATGTCTATGCTATTGGCGTTGACACAGGAGCAGGGACGGGCGGAGACTACTCCGCCCTTGTTGTTCTCTCATGCGTCACTGGACAAATAGTGGAGATCAGGCGTTCGAATACCATGGCACCGACTGAGTGGGCCGATGTAGTGGCTGATGCAAGCAGGAAGTGGGGAGGCGCAAAGGTGCTTGTTGAGTCCAACGGCACATGGGGCGGTGTCGTCATCACAGAGCTGAAGCACATGGGAATTCCGCTGTGGAAAGACATCGATGGAAACGACTGGATAACGAATGGGAAGACGAAGCCAATGATGCTTGAGGCCGTGAAGGACAAGATAGCTCGTGGTGGAATAAGCATACTGGACAGCTGGACTGCCGGTGAGTTGAGGTCATTCAAGGTGAACGACAGGGGCGAACCGTTCTGTCCAAGGGGAGGCGTGCATCACGGTGACACAGTCATCGCATATGCTCTGGCCCTACAGTGCGTCAACACACTGAGGCCGCCAACTCAGTCCTACATTCCCCAGTGGATAAAGGACAGGAAAGTGATGATTGCTAGAAACAAGGGCGCATTCAAAGACATGAGGAGGTACTGATTATGGGATGGACGAAGAAGTTTGATGTGATCTATGCTGATCCACCGTGGGAAGTGGAGACATCAAAGGTTACACTCCAGTATGAGGCGCTGAAGCTTGAAGACCTCAAGAAGCTTCCAGTCGCCGATGCTGCCAACAAGAACTCTGTCCTATTCATGTGGGCACCACCATCCAGGTTGAATGATGCGATGGACCTGATGAAGTCCTGGGGATTCAAGTGGGGAACAATAGCATTCGTGTGGGATAAGATGCTGCCTGTTGCTGGACCATACTCAATGTCACAGTGCGAGGTGTGCATCGTTGGAAGGCGTGGAAAGTTTCCAGCACCACGCGGATCCAGAGCTATTAGCCAGTTCGTGCAGTGGCGACGAGGGGCCTATGGTGCAAAGCCAGATGAGGTGAGAGTTCGTATCCAGGACATGTTTCCAGAGGCGAAGCGTCTTGAGCTCTTCCACCGCGGTCATCCACCAGCCGGTTGGACATGCCTGGGGAATGAATCACTTGGCGACTGGAAGGATATTCGAGAGAGCCTGCCAGAACTAGTTGCAACTCTTGGAAGAGGAGAATGAAAACATTCTTGAACGAGAACATTTTGATGAATACTTATTCGAATACGGGAGCCTGAATGGCAAGAACAGATAAAGAGAGAATCTCATTCATCAGGGCAGCACTACAGCAGCACACTGATTATTGGGATGAACAGCGTCCTCTCATGAAGAAATACAGGAATGCCTACCTGACGAAGTTCTACAGCGACACCGACTTCATTGATGCGACTGCTATCCGTGTTGAGACGGCTGATGCATATGCAGCTATTGAATCCCTGATGGGATCACTGTTCACGAAGTATCCGGGAATCGAAGTATCTCCTGATATCCAGGGAAAGGGCGACCTCCTCGTTGCAAAGGAGCTCTCAAACAACTGGTTGAAGGATGGAAGGACTCAGATAGAGAATGCGGCACGCATGGCTCTCATCTACACACACTCCTTCCTCAAGCTTGCACCACGTGAGTCCAGCACTCTATTGGGCAAGGTGGCAATGAGGGCATGCCCTCCCTGGCAGGTCATACTGGACCGCGATGCAGCAGCATGGGAGGACAGCAGGTTCATTGGCCATGTGTATTACATTTCAGTAGACGAAGCGAATCAGAAGTTTGGCACCAAGAAGTGGCACGGCACCCCACAGAGGGACTACTTTACGGACTATGAAAGAAACAACGATAGGAACTACCGTTCATACGGCGACTCACCAGACCTACCTAACGAATACCTCTACGTCGAAGTGGTCGAGATGTATGACTTCCAGAATAAGGAGCTCCTCTTTTGGACTTCATCCTGGAAGAATGGCGAAGAACTCCTGTCTCGCGATCCCATTCCAGTCCTAACTTATGACGGCCGACCAATGTCAAACTTGGTGCCATTCTTCTTTTCGCGTCGTCCTGATAGACCAATGGAAGGCTATGCCGCTATGGCACGCATCTATGACCAGGTCTTCGAGAAGAACATCCTCCGCACGTTCTGGGCCAATGCCGTAAGGCGTGATTCCCGCCAGTTCATCTACAAGGAGGGAGCATTCGATGAGGAGGCACTTGCAAAGATTACCTCTGGTGTCGATGGTGCAATGATTCCTGTCGATAACGATACGATCTCTGGCCTCATTGACCAGGTACCTGTCACACCAATATCTTCGAACCACTCTGCCTATCTCAACTACGTCGAGGCAGACCTCAACAAGGGCTCACTCACTGCTGGCTTCACGAGGGGCGAGGCATCGAAGGCCACGGCCACTGAGATCACAGCACTCATGCAGTACACGGCATCTGAGCTGGGCAAGATGGCAAGGGATAGGGACTCAGTGCTGGAGAGTGCAGCACAGCTCTACATCCGCATGCTCATTCCACTCATCGATGAAGGTGAGAATACTGTCATAGCCACGCCTGAGGGCGCAAAGGTCGTCACAGTCGAGAGGATAAATGCAGACTGGAAGTTCTATGCGACAGACGGCGGCTCCACTCCGCTCTCTGATATCCTGAAGAAGCAGCAGCTCATGGGGCTCATACCAATCCTGGCACAGCTGGGAGTCCCACCTGATGCCATCAAGGAAGAGCTCATCAGGCTGTATGATCTGCCTGAATCATTCACGCAGGAGCTCCAGGCTCCACCACAGCAAGCGACTCCAGACGTTCCAACAGGACCTGAAGTACCTACACTTCCAGCTGGAATTGGTGGCGCCTAATGCCGCTCTATGAGTTCGTATGCGAGCAGCATGGGACATGGGAGATGATTGCTGCCCACACTGTTGAGGCGCTTCCCTGTCCAGACTGCGGTGAGGACTCAAAGCGCATCTTCTCTCTATGCGCCAGGACCACTGCACACTGGGGCGACAGCGACTGGGGCATCAACGGTCGATACGATGCTGGACTCGGTCAAAGAGTATTCAGCAGGGGACACCAGGACAGGCTCCTCCGCCAGCGCGGACTTGTTCGTGAGAGCGACCTGGGCGGTGATAAGTTCGTCGAGGACTACAAGACAAAGGCCTATGCTGAACGTGACCGGCTTGATAAGGTATCACAGACATACACAGACAACTTGAAGAAGTATGGTGGCGACAAGATGAAGGCCGTTGTCGACACATTCCCAGCCCATGAGATGCTAGCACAGTCAGATACAATCACATCAACAGGAGTTTGAGATGCCAATGGACGAGATGAAGAGTGATGAGCTTGAGGCGATGAAGGCAACAGCAATCGCACGTCAGGGAGAGGTAGAGGAAGCCGAGGATATGGCCTATGAGATGAAGTCGCCAAAGGGCCGCTTCTCTGGTAAGGCACTCAATGCTCTTGTCGATGCTGCAAACAGGCTCACACCGCTGTTCGGCATCAGTGAGAAGTATGAGAAGTTCGGTCCTGAGACTCTCACCTCGCTGCCTGCTCCATTCGTCAGGCTCCTCACCATGTTTGCAACCGCCATAGCTGATGCTGTTGAAGAAGGAGCACTGACTGAGGACGTTGCACTCATGATGGACGGTGTCACCGATGATGCTGGCCTACAGGGGCTTGCTGGCCGCCTCAACATGGCAGCCCAATCCCCAGGTTTCAAGAAGTTCCTAAAGCAGCCAAGGAAGGTCTCGGTGGAAGTCGAGGTCGAGAGTGGCGGCGAGGGAGAAGAGGAAGAGGGCGGCATGAAGTCGCCCGAAGAGATGAGCACAGAAGATATGGACGCAATGTTCGCGTCGAGGATGTAATACATGAGCACCACAGCAGCCACGTCGCAAGTAGCGACACCTGCAGCCACCACCGAGACACCGGCAGCTGCAGTTGATAACAACCACAACACACTGAACTCCGGTGTCTCCGATGACCAATCTGGTGGCACGGTAGATGACTATGAGCTCAGCCTAGACGAGCTCATGAATGCAGACTTTGGCGAGGATCCTGTCATGCAGGGAACTCACAAGGGGATACCAGACTACAAGAAGATCCTGGAGCACATTCCAGAGAACGGCAGGAAGCTCGTACAGAACCTGAGGTCCTCATACACACAGAAGACTCAGGAGATAGCAGACCTCCGCCGCGCACTGGAGGCTGAGAAGGAGAACCTCCAGCAGCAGAGGGCGATGCTCTCTGAGTCAGAGTTCGCCAGGAACGTGAGGGAGCTTGCAACAAAGCCAGTCGAATCTGATCCCTGGTCTGATGAGGGGCTACAGGAGAGGATACAGCAGAAGGCAGCACAGATGATGCAACAGATGCTGGAGCCCCTGCAGCAGGACCTTGCTGTGCAGAAGCGCCAGGCCGCACTCGACTCATTCAAGGTGAAGCATCCAGACGTCACGTCAGATGATCTTCGTGTTCCTATCGCAAAGCTCCTCATGGAGCGTCCAGAGCTGAAGCTTGAGGATGCATACTATCTTGTGAAGGGACAGAAGAGCATTGAACAGACTGCACAGGAGAAGCAGGTCCGCCAGGTCCAGAAGGAGGTCCTCAAGAAGACTTCAACTGGAAATGCAGTGAGACAGGCACAGCCACCAAAGTTCAAGGATGCATACCAGGCATACCTCTGGCACAAGTCAAACGGTGTCAAATAAATCAGATTTTCATGAGTCAATAGAATACTTACAGATTACAGTGAAACACGTGCAACTCCTCCCGACGTCACCATCGAACCGAAAGGTCACCGTGAAGTGGAACTGCGGAGAGCGGACCGGCGCCGTCGGTAACCGTGGTTTAGAGTCCAGTGTCCAATAACAACCAACAAGTAAGGGAAAGTTCAAATGCCAATCAGTAACGAACTCCTCTCCTCTACTCTGTTCTCCATCCGCGACGGCGAAGTCGACGAACTCTTCCAGAGAGTTCCCTTCCTAGACTTTGCCAAGCGGCTCGGCGGAATCGAATATGAGGACGGGGGCATAAAAATCCAGCGTCCACTCGCCGTGAGCGAGCACTCCACCATCACTCAGCTCTCCACTGGTTATGAGCCCGTCTCCTTGGCCGTCCAGGACGTGATGCAGCCCGCACTCTATGAGTGGTCGGACTTCGTCGCTCCTATCGTCATCACCAAGAAGGAAGAGCTCGAGAACCAGGGCGAGAAGGCAATCGTCAAGATTGTTGAAGCCCGTATGCGCAACGTGATGGGACTCCTTCGTCGTGAGATCAACCGTCAGCTCGTGGCCGGTAACTCTACCGTCCTCACCTCGCTTGGCACTCTCAATGGCGTTGCAACCACCACTGGTTTCCTGGAGCAGGGAACTCCTATTGCAGCAAACCAGACCAACCTCGTTGGCGGTCTTGCCCGTTCGCTCGTTCCAGACGGCAACGGTCTCTTCAACCGTATCTTCGATTCACTGGGCGCCTTCGGCACCAACGGTATCCGTGGTATGCATCAGCTCGCAGCTGAGACCTCTGCACGCGCCCCAATGGGCGAGGTGAAGCTGGTCCTCGCCTCTGAGGCTGGCTATGCCAACTACCGTCGCGCACTGTTCAACCAGGAGCGCTACATCGACGAGAAGCAGCTCAATGCAGGCTTCATGTCCCTCGCCTTCGGCAACGCCGCAGTCGTCCAGGACGTGTTCATGCCAGGAACTGCCATCAACGGTGCCGGTCTCGAAGCCACGATGTATTTCATCAACTTCGATGGCATCAAGCTCGTTATGCACTCTGATGGTGATCTTGCCGTGAGCCCATTCGAGTATATCCCAGGCACCACCGCAAGGTCTGCCCAGATCTACTGGAAGGGACAGCTCATTGCAGATAACCTCGCATCCTGCGCTCTGCTCTTCAATGGGGAGGTGTTCTGATGGCTACTTCTACTCTCGTCCAGTATCTCGATACTGCTGGTGTATCTGCCTCTGGCGCAGTTGTCCAGAACGGTATGGGCCCATCCAACCGTCGCCAGGTTGAGACCTTCCTCACCGAGACTGCAATCACTGTCGGCCAGCTCGTCGCCATCGACGCTGCTAAGCTTGCAACTGATGCTTCTGGTGGTCTGACCGCAGCAACCGTCATCACTGCCGACTTCAACTCCGCTCCCGTCCGTAAGGTCGTGGTCGGTGTTGCACTCGAGTCGAAGACCGGCACTGCCACCTCGCCACAGCCCATCCGCATCTGCGTGCGCGGTGTGGTGACCGGCGTCGTGACCACCGGTGCGACTGCAGTCGGTGACACGCTGATCCTCGACGCAGCTGGTGGCGCCGGCGCTTGCCAGGCCCAGCCCGCCTCTGTCAACGAAGGTGGTGCAGCCGTTGTTCCACTCGGCCCAGCAATCGGTTATGCTCTAACCGTCGCCGCCGCAGGAACCTGCACTGCATACATCAAGGGCCTCTTCAACTGATCTAGAAGAGTCTCGGTCCCTCTCCGCCCAGATC